AGCGTGCCACTGCGCGATGCCAAGGGCGAGACTCAAAACAGACGGCTACACATGTAGAACTGCTCGAAGATGGTTTACGGACGCGGGTTCAAATCCCGCCAGCTCCACCAAATATCAAATCCAACTCGTCATACGGTTGGATTTTTTTCGCCTATCCCCGCGTGTTCATTGGGGTTCCCGATGGTTCTTGCGGACTTCACAGTTTTTCCGGGTGTCCAGAAATTCGCTATTTTTGCTCTCTGTGGGCCGATAGTCTCCGCAGCGGAGAGCACTCCAGAGGACCCGAAGTCCGCAAGAGACACTCTGCACTCCAATAAAAATCAATGGGTTACGTGCGGACTAATCAAGCAGTTGATTTCCGGCATTGGTAGGCAAAGGAAACAAAACATCACCAAAACCACGTGTTTGTCAGTCATTGACATTGATGAAAACCGGCCTGTGTGTTAACCTCCAACTAAGGACATGACGATGAATCAAACTTTGATCACTGCTAATGTGAAGGCTAAACCCAAGGCAAAACGCTCAATGGGAAGATTCGTTCTGACTCTGCGCGAAGTCCCCTCGCTGTCTAAAGATGACAAGTCTTTTTTTAAAGCGGTATCAACCAGTGATCGTTTTTCAGTTGCGTTTGCCAAGAAGCTGTTTCTGGGCGCAGCCGATAAAGCTTGAGCCGCCATATCTGTGCGGGTTCGGATCACGCAGGCCTTAGAAGATCAACTGATCTCCGCGGGCCTTGACCCCAACGTTCTCATCACCCGCTTCTCAGCATGGAAGGCTGGTGATGAATACAGCAGCTATTTTTTTGGCAAAGACGCTTTGGGTTTAAACACGTCGGTTTTGCGCCACGTGCACATGATTCCCCTGCATGATGCCGAGCAACTCGCGAATTGGAATCGGGCCTGGCGCAGAAGACCACCCGCGAGAAAGACCAGCGACAGATACTTGTTCTACTGCAACGGTGGCGCTCAACACGGCCATCTTTTGATCTATATCGTTGGCGACCCGGGTGCTCACGATTTCATGAGCTCACCAGAAGCCAGGCAATTGCTGGCGGCTTTTGAGCAATGTGCCGACCAGTTTGTTCATTTCGGCACCATTAAGGTTTGATATCGCCCGAGCTGCCAACGACTGCGATGCACATCCGCTTTCTCTGCTCTTCCCATAAGGCAGGTGGATCGACTGCAATGTCGAACAGTGTGAGTTTGTCTGGCAGTTCGTCACGCAAGATGGCATCAATGATGTCCGGCGCCAGCGTAGTCAGGTTGACCATCCGACTGACGTAGCTGTTGTCGATTCCCTCCCGCTTGGCAATTTCGGTCATGGTACTGACCTCACCAGACTCCAGCATCGCCAGCCACTTGTGGCCCCTGGCCAGGGCCAGTTGCAACGAAGTCGCCGCCGTGTCCCAAGGTCGGGGTAGACCGGGTTCGCCGTTAGGCAGCGTCACCTGCTTGCGTCCAGCTCGCCGTTTGAACTGAATGGGGACCGACAGAGTCAACCTTCCGTCGCTCGACTGGATGATTTCTGGCTCCCCTGTTTTGTGGATGCGCACCTCATTCATGCAATTGCCTCGTCACGCTTCGTGCTCGCACGATCCGCCTGTAACTCCTGGACCAGCTGTTCAATGCCATTCGCCCGCAACCTGACCTCAAGGTCGCTCGGCGACACAATCACCTTCTCGATCAGCAACTTCACGATTCGAGTCTGCTCTGCCGGGAAAAGCTGATCCCAGATCAGGTCCAAACGCGTCATGGCCACGGTGACTTTGGCTTCATCCAATGTTGGATCCAGTTTCATAGCTTGCGGCACCAGGTCGTCGAGCAAATTTGGTGCACGCAGAATGTTGCGCAGTTGGTCGAGCACAGCCGATTCCAACTCAGCCGCTGGCATACGAGGCAATCCGGACGCACCAGCATGCTCTTTGATGTCGCGCATGGGCAAGTAATAGCGATACCGCTTTCCGGTGGTCTTCTTGGTGCTGTGCCAAGGTGTCAATGCCCGACCGTCATGGCCAAAAACGATACCTTTGAGCAGGAATGGAGTTGTCGCTCGTGTGGCATTGGCGCGAGAGCGGCCATTGGTGGCCAAGATGGCGTGCACGCTGTCCCAAACAGTCTGATCGACGATCGGAAGGTGTTCGGCCTGGTACCACTGCTCTTTGTGGCGAAGTTCGCCCAGGTAGGTTCGGTTGCCCAGAAGTTTGTACACCAGGCCCTTGTCAATGGGCTTGCCCTCACGAACCTTGCCGTCCTGGGTGGTCCACGCCTTTGAGGTCACGCCGTCGAGTTTCAGTTCTTTCACCAGTTTGGTGCTGGAGCCTAGTTCAACGAACCGGGTGAAGATATGGCGGATCAACTTGGCCTCCTGTGGATTGGGGACCAAGCGCCGATTTTCTACGTCGTAGCCAAGAGGTGGCACACCGCCCATCCACATGCCTTTGCGCTTGCTGGCGGCGATCTTGTCCCGGATCCGCTCCCCGGTAACTTCGCGTTCAAACTGTGCAAACGAGAGCAGCACATTGAGCATGAGTCGCCCCATGGAGGTTGTGGTGTTGAATTGCTGCGTTACGGATACAAAGGACACACCCTGGCGCTCAAACACCTCGACCATCTTGGAAAAGTCGGCCAGGCTGCGCGTCAGTCGGTCAATCTTGTAGATCACAACCACGTCAATCTTGCCTGCCTCAATGTCGGCCATCAGGCGCTTGAGTCCGGGGCGCTCCATGTTTCCGCCGGAGAAGGCCGGGTCGTCATAGTCGTCGGCGACCGGAATCCAGCCTTCGGCGCGCTGGCTGGCAATATAGGCATGGCCTGAGTCACGTTGCGCATCAATCGAGTTGTATTCCTGATCCAACCCTTCTTCACTGGACTTACGGGTGTAGACGGCGCAGCGCATGCGCCGTTTCAGCACGTCGCTCATGACCGACCTCCCTTCCTAGTCGCTGCCTTTTTCTCAGTACGCGCTTTGAGACCAAAGAATACTGGCCCCGACCACCGCGTACCGGTAATTTCCCGCGCGATCTGGGACAGGCTTTGGAACGTCCGCCCGTCAAAGTTGTAATTGCCATCGGCGCTGGCAATGACGCGATATTCCTTGCCCTGGTACTCGCGGGTGAGCATGGTGCCAGCCACAGGACGGTAGTCAGGGTCGCGCGTCTTGACCTTGCCGTTCTCAATCAAGTTTTCGATGCGGCGCTTATTGCGATCAAGAAGTCCTGGGTCGACCTTGCGAAACTCGATTTCTTGCAATTTGTAGGCAATCCGGCGTTCCAGAAATTGCCGGTTGTGGGTGGGGTTCGGGGTGTGAAAAAGTCGCAGCCAAAGCGACTTGATGTCAGCCATCGCCAGTTCCGGCAATTGAGAAATCTGCGATGCCACAGTTGGTGGTGTGGCTGGTGTGGGTTTGCTTGGTCTCATCAGGACTCCGTATATCTGTTGTTGACGGGGTCTGAATGAACGCGCTGGTGGCCAGAAAACGCAAGTGAAACCTCACTGCTTTTGACGATTTTTGCGGACTGGGAGGGATGTGCTGTCCGAAGGCACGCCAACCCTCTGGCTAACAGCGACGCGACCTCAAGTCGGCGTTGCTCTGGAGTCATTCGCTCCGGTGGTGTGTGGTTGATTTCATGCATTGGTTACCGGTCCTTTTTGTCCAACTTGCTAAAAGCAAAATTGTCCTGAAGGACTGCGGCCAATGCCATGAGGGAGTTACGGGCGAACGCAGGTGGATGCGGGCTAATGCGAAAAACCGGACTGGGGCCGATTACTTTCTGTCTGGAAATTGGCCGTTATTTATGAAGCGGTCAAAGGTATCTTCCTCGGGCTCACCGTCGTCATGCTGAGGCTGCTGCCACTCGGCTTCAGGCATCAATAGCAGGGATAGCGTGTAGTCGTAATTTCCTGCGATCTTCGACATTTCTGTCAGTTCAACATAGGCAGGCTCACGCGGAAACCAGACCTTTGCCTGTATCAACTGAGATTGCGCTGATCCTGAGCAGTTATCGCTGTAAACCAATGACTCGCGCGGGACGGGGATGGTCCGTTTGCGTGTTGCGAAATACGCGCCAGACTTGAATGCAGCCTCGTTTGATTTTGCCCACAGCATGTGATCGTCCCGACTGGCCACAAGGATGGCTCGCCTGTCTGCGATCTCAATCCATCGCAGCGCCGCAGCAGTCAGAGACACGCTATACCGATCGGCACAGTGGCCGAGGAGATCGAAACTGATTGACTGCCCATCAACTTGCTTTCGGAAATCGTCAAGTGGCATCAGCAACGTTGACGCAAACTGATCGGCGTCGGTTTCGATGTCCTTCTTGTTGCGATCACCGGTCTCGATGTCATCGTCACCGCATTGGAATTTACTCTGCTGATGACGATGCAGAATATAGTGGCCAAACTCGTGTGCAATCGTGAAACGCTTACGCCCCGCCGAGCTGATGGCGCTGTTGTAAAGAATCAGCCACTTTGTTTTGGCCTTGTTGGCCGCCAGCATTCCCTCAAGTCCATCCAGGTCTTCGCCGTCCACTTTATCGACCGGTGCCTCTGGAAAGCACTGCCTGGAGTATTCCAATGCGACTTCGTCGACATTAACTGGAAACCGTGCGTCGCCCAAAACCAGACGCAGTATGTGCGAGATGCGGTTCGCCTCTGCCTTGGGTTGCTTCGGCTCTGTCATTCTTCCTCCCAGCCATCAAGAATCTTTCGAATTTTTTTCTTGGTCCCTTCCTTCATGGTCTTGTACTTGCGAAAGAAAGCTTCGTCGATCACATCTTCGCCGGGGGGGGAGACTGAATCGCTCATCAAAAACTCTGTGGTGACCTCTAGCGTGGCCGCGATTCGAGCCACTTTTTCAGCGGATGGCTTAGGGTCGTCCTTATTCTCCAATTCCCACATGTAGCTCTTGCTGGATTCGGTCAGTTCGGCGAGTTGTTCAAGGCTGAGCTTCTTTTGCTTGCGCAGTACGCGAATCTTGTCACCTAGTGGCGATGGCATTTTTTGCTCCTAAATTGTCCTATACAGCCTGTAAATAATACCACTGTACCGAACAGATACGTACCTGCTTGACAAACCCAAATCAAGTCTGAAATAATCCCAATCGTTCGGCAAACCGAACATTTATGGTCGGTGGTACATGGTGAGTACCGACGGCTGAAACACTGTCGGCCCTGAATGCGCCAAAGATAGGGAGGCGTATGGTGGCCATGATTTTTAAGGAGAAAAACCACCTATGGCAGCCTTTAACTACCGTGACCTCGTCCGTCTGATCCCGCCGCGCAGTTGGCAGTTTTACTTCAATGCGCGCGTCATCGAGTTGCCCGAAGGGGCCACTTGGCAGGAACCCGACGAGGAACTACAGAAACCGATCTTGGCCGCGCTTGAGGCACTGACTGACGACCAGCAAATTGCAATTTATGCGGAGCTTCGTCGAGTCAAAGTGTTGGCCAACTCACGCGGCATCCAGGCCTTGCGCAACACCGTGCCGCTGGCGGATGCAATGCTGGAAGATTTCGAGCACCACGTCAGTGATGCCGAACGGGCGCTGTGGGCCATGATCAACTGGCCGATTCGCTTTTCTATCGCTGAAGCGTTCCTCAATGCCGACGCCGAAGTGGGTAAGCGCATTTGGCGCCGCATTCATTTGCCGCCCGGACAGATATTACATTGCACGCCAACTGACATTGATCCGCTTCGCCAAGCACTGGCAGAAGCATTCACACCACGCAAGGGCCGCCCTCGTGCATGCGAAATCGATGTGTTGACACGCCATCTGGACGGCGGTACGCAGTTCGACATCCGTGTGGAAGACAACCTTCAGCGCAATCTGGAATTCGGATCAGATGACCGAACGCTGTGGCGTGACATTCGTCCGCCGTTGCGGATGACCGTAATCATCTATCCCGACAGCGGCGTGATGGATCTGTTGATTCTTGGCGGTGAGAAGGCACGCAAAAAGGTCCTCGCACCGCTCGGTCTACATGTATTTAAGAAGCCCATCGAGCCAATGGCAGTGCCCCAACCAATGTTCCTGCTGAATCGCTTGCGTGAGGGTGTTAGTCCTGATGAACACAGCGGCTTGGATCTGCGTGACTATGGGGTCGACAAGGTACGGCTTTCAGAATTCAGGGTTCGATCAGCCACGCTGCCTTTGTGCGACTACCAAATCAAGCCTCCGTCAGAGAAGTTTGCGCCGGATGCGCTTGACTGTGTCCGTTCTCAGCGCACTCACACGCTGATGAGCGTCGGCTTCAACATCATCAGTGCCGTAGTGAGCCTATATTTTGAGCCTGTGGGTGACTCAAAGAAGGGGCGAACCTTGCACATCGGCCTTAAGCCCACGGGAATCAGCAATTTGTGTGACATGGACGATGCAGACGCTCACCTCGCAGAAACATTGATGCTGGTACTTGGCGTGATGCAAGAACTCCCTGAACCGGCAGTCAGCGCCCCGGTTACAGCAGATAGCGATGAGTTCTGACCTTGGGGCCAATCAATACACCGGCCATGGCCGAGCTATGTGCGCTACTGGAGCAGCCGATGCATCAGTTGCTGCCAGATGCAATTTGGGTTTCAGGTCAGACGGCGATCTACCAGCATTTGCGTAACAACGAAGCTTTGAGCTTGACCAATACTGTGGCTTCGGCTGTCTTGTGCCCTGACTGCATGAGCATTTCAGTTGATCCGGAAAAATCGCAGCAGGGTGCCGAAAACCCGTACCGCGCTTACTGTGTCGATTGTGGCTGGATCGATCTTCCAAAAGAACGAGCTCGGGTGTGGCAAGCCAGCCCGACCAGGGTTGCTGATTGGCTCAATGTCGCATTGGGACTGAAAACACACCACCCTGTGAAGGAATTGCTCAGTGGCGTTCTCTGGCACCTTGGCGAGCGCGAGCAAAAGCGCAGGCGACGCAGTTTCTTTTTTGGATGCCAACTCACACATGACCCAGCGTCCATTGGCATTGAACTTGAGCGCCTTGCAGCCCCGGGAACTGAAGTTGTCATCACGACAAGCGATCTTATGGCACTGAGGTCTTCCAGCCTGAGTGGTCGGCTGTTCGTCCCCTTAAAAGCGATCGCGCATCTGCGCAAGGGTCACCTTGTCATCGAAAACCTTGATGCTTATTTCGACGGCCAGGCAACTGTTGTCGCTACCGACGAAACATCGCTTCGCCTCTTGCACAGTCAGCGATCGGTTTTGATAAACGGCATCAAATTTTCTGTGTCACCGCAGGTGCATGACTTTTTGACGATCCTTGAAAAAGCTGATGGCGACGAGGTTCATAAACGACATATTGCCAGCAAGTTGGAAATCGCTACGGCAACTTTCCGGACTGCGGACATCTTTAAACGGCACAAACGAGTGCAATCGATTTTTGTCGGCAATGACAACAATGGCAACTACTGGCTCAAACCAGAGTTCCTGACTTTGGAGAGGGGGTGAAGCGAGCTCAAAACGCGTCCTATAGAGATTTCCCATCCACACTTTTGAAAAGGACAGACCATGTCAGGCAAAAACCAACACGTTGTTCCCCGCGCTAACGAATGGGCAGTACGCGGTGCCGGAAATTCGCGCGACACATCGCACCACAGCACACAGGCAGAGGCCGAGCGTGCTGCGCGAGGGATTGCGATTAACCAAAAAAGCGAAGTGCTCATTCATGGAGAAAACGGACGCATCCGTGAACGAAACAGCTACGGCAATGATCCGTTTCCGCCCAAGGGTTGAGATGAAACTTAGCTGACTACTAGCCAGTAAATTAAAACCCAGCCCGGTCCGATCAACCGGGTTTTTTTTCGTCTGTTTCCAGTGGAAGTGGCGATTTACCAAATCTGCCCACCAATTTTGTCTACCTTGCCCACCCCTTTGCCCACCCCCTGAATTCGATGATTCCCTCACGTTTTAGCAACAACCTGAAAGGACAAAAACGTGACTATCAAACACCTCAATCAACGCCAATTGGCTGATCGTTGGGACTTAAGCGAGGCGTCGCTAGAGCGGTGGAGAACCGAGGGCATCGGGCCAGTGTTCATGAAATTGCAGGGCCGTGTGCTTTATAGGGCTGAAGACATCGAGTCCTTCGAGAACGAAAGCCTTCGCAAAAGCACTTCCGAGCGTTTTGGCGCAGCAGTAGACACGGTCACCGCGGGAGGTGCAGCATGAGCATGCTACTCCAAGAACATGTGCTGGCTATTCCCATCGGGAATCTGTCCGAACGCAGCAGCCAAGCACTTTTTGACCTCAAAAGCGACGCCATTGATCTGCTGTCCAAAGCCCGGGCGATCAACGATCACCTCGACCGGGCAACCGAGCTGAAATTCGCCAGCCGTGCGCACGCACTGCGTTTGGCCGCAGGCAAAGACACCGGCATCGTGCATTTCGAGGACGGCCCAGTGCAGGTCACTGCCGACTTGCCAAAGAAGGTGGAGTGGGACCAAACCAAACTGGCTGAGATCACCCGCCGCATCGCTGCCAATGGCGAAAACCCGGCCCAGTATGTGGAAGTCAGCTACCGCGTGTCGGAGACCAAGTTTGGTGCCTGGCCAGAGACATTGAAATCAGCTTTCGTTGCTGCACGCACGCTCAAAACCGGCAAGCCGAGCTTTCGCCTGGCTTTGGTCGAAGGGGTACAAGCATGAGTCTCAAAATCTATACCGCCGACCAACGCCTGGCTGAATATCACGGCATCAAAGGCGTGATGGTTGGCAAAAGTGGATTGGGCAAAACCTCGCAGCTTTGGACTTTGAACCCCATCGCCACCTTGTTTTGTGACCTCGAAGCTGGCGACCGAGCCGTCGAAGGCTGGACTGGTGATGCCGTTCGGCCACGCACTTGGCAGGAGTGCCGAGATATCGCGGTCTTTATTGGCGGCCCCAATCCTGCACTACGCGATGACCAGCCTTACAGCCAGGCACATTTCGATGCAGTCTGCGCGCGTTTTGGCAGTCCATCGGCCATGGATAAATATGAAACCATATTTGTCGACTCGATCACGGTGGCAGGCCGACTTTGCATGCAATGGTGCAAAGGCCAGCCCCAAGCCTATTCCGAAAAAACAGGCAAGCCCGACAGCAGAGGTGCTTATGGCTTGCTTGGCTCGGAAATGATTTCTTGGCTGACCCACTTGCAGCACACACGCCACAAAAACGTGTGGTTCGTTGGCATCCTAGACGAGAAACTTGATGACTTCAATCGGCGCGTTTTTTCGTTGCAAATTGATGGATCAAAAACTGGGCTGGAGCTGCCTGGGATTGTAGACATCGTCGTCACGCTGGCCGACATCAAGTCAGACGATGGCCAGAGCTACCGCGCCTTTGTCTGCCAAACGCTCAACGCCTGGGGTTACCCAGCCAAAGATCGCTCCGGCCGACTCGACCTGATCGAAGAACCCCATCTGGGTCGCCTGATGCAAAAAATTTCAGGCCCAGCCAAACCGGCAGCGGAACGGCTGAATTTCACACGACCCACACCCGGCACCAGTCCAAGCGACATCCCGGCTGCCACCGCAACCACATCTCTAACCCAACCTGTTCAGGAGTCTTGATCATGACTTATTTCGATTTCAACTCAGCCGCCGAGCAATCTTCCTTCGATCCCATCCCCAAGGGCAGAAATGTGCGTGTGCACATGACTGTCCGCCCGGGTGGCTTTGATGATCCCTCACAGGGTTGGACAGGTGGCTATGCCACGCGCAATGCCAGCACAGGTTCGGTTTACCTGAACTGCGAATTTGTCGTCATGGAAGGCGAATATGCACGCCGAAAGATGTGGTCTTTGATCGGCCTTCACAGCCCGAAAGGACCGGAATGGGCCGCTATGGGGCGCACCTTTATCAAGGCCATCCTCAATTCAGCACGCGGTATTCACCCGGGTGACAACAGTGCTGCCGCACAAAACGCCCGGCGTATCAATGGTTTTGTGGACTTGGATGGCATTGAATTCCTGGGCAAGGTTGATTGGGAAAAAGACCAAAACGGCCAAGACAAGAGCGTGATCAAGTCGGCGGTTACGCCTGACCACAAAGAATACGCAGCGTTGATGGGCACTCCGAGCTTGGCAGGTTCGACGACATCTGCGTTGCCAGCCGCCCCAAGCAGCACACCCAATGACTATGCCCAAGCCTCTGGCCGTGCACCCGTTTCGGGTCGCCCGAGCTGGGCACAGTAAGGAGTTACCACCATGATGCTTCGACCACGTCAATCATTGTTGGTGGATCGCACTGTGGTCGCGCTCGATGAGCATGGCAACACGCTGGCTGTGGCACCGACCGGATCCGGCAAGACCATCATGCTCTCGGCTGTCACCGGCCGAGTGTTGGTCGAGACCGATGCCAAGGCCTGCATCTTGGCGCATCGCACTGAGCTGACCGGCCAAAACCGCACCAAGTTCGAAAGGGTCAATCCGGGCATGACCACCTCGGTGTTCGATGCGAACGAGAAATCCTGGCGCGGTCAGGCGACTTTTGCGATGGTTCAGACTTTGTCTCGCCAATCGCATCTTGATCAGATGCCGACCTTGGATTTGCTTGTCATTGACGAGGCTCACCACGCTTCGTCCGACAGCTATCGACATGTGATTGATGCCGTCCTGGCGCGCAATCCAAAGGCAGGCATCTGTGGACTGACCGCTACCCCGAACCGGGGCGATGGAAAGGCTTTGCGTGAAATCTTCTCGAACGTGGCTGATCAGATTAGCCTGGGCGAGATGATTGCAGCCGGTCACCTTGTCTCGCCGCGCACCTTTGTCATTGATGTCGGTGTCCAGGATGCTCTCAAAAACGTCCGCAAAACAGCCATGGACTTCGACATGGATGAGGTTGCATCGATTCTTGACAAACGCCTGATTTCGGATGCGGTCATCAAGCATTGGAAAGAAAAGGCGGCGAATCGCAAAACCATTATCTTCTGTTCAACCGTGGCACACGCGCAGCACGTCTGCGAAGCTTTCGAAGCGGCCGACGTGAATGCGGTGCTGGTTCACGGCGAATTGTCAGGAGGGGAACGCAAGGCACGCTTGGCTGCGTTTGAGAGCGGAAGCGCCCAGGTGGTTGTCAATGTTGCTGTGCTGACTGAGGGCTATGACTACACGCCAACGAGCTGCGTGATTTTGCTGCGCCCCAGTTCCTACAAATCAACCTTCATTCAGATGGTTGGTCGTGGGCTGCGCACCATTGATCCAGAGGAATTCCCGGGCCTTGTTAAGTCGGACTGCATCGTGCTGGACTTTGGCACGGCCAGTCTGATGCATGGATCGTTGGAGCAGGAGGTCAATCTCGACGGTCATCTTCATGATGGTGAAGCGCCCACCAAAGATTGCCCTGACTGTGGTGCGATTGTCCCCATGGCCTGTATGGAGTGCCCGTTGTGCGGCCATATCTGGGATCGTCAACAAAAAGACGGAGGTGTCCTGGCGGATTTCATCATGAGCGAGATTGATCTGCTCAAACGCTCCAACTTCAGATGGTGTGATCTTTTTGGCTGTGACGATGCGCTCATGGCCACCGGTTTCAATGCGTGGGGCGGTATCTTTTTCCTGAACGGTCGTTGGTACGCGGTTGGCGGAGGCAAAGACTTACAACCGCACCTGCTGGCAATTGGCGAGCGCACGGTGTGCATGGCCAAGGCAGACGATTGGCTCAATGGCAACGAGAGCGCCGATTCGGCCCACAAGACACGTCGCTGGCTCAACGAGCCACCAACACAAAAGCAGCTCCAGTACCTGCCACAGGCAATGCGGGCGGACTTCGGCATGACCCGCTACCAGGCCTCGGCACTGCTGTCCTTCCAGTTCAATAAATCGCAGATTCATCGCCTGGTGATGGCGGCCAACGACAGTGGAAGGATGGCAGCGTGACCTGCGCTGTTTGTTCCCGTCAAGCAAAAGGCCTGGGGTGGTTTAACCCAAGGCTCAAGCGCAGTGATCCGGCGCGGTATAGCGACCGCTGGGTGTTTTGCTCGATGGCCTGTCAAAACGCCTTTTCACAAATCATGAACAAGACAGAGGGACACATGATCAACACCACGGAGATGGAAAACAAGGCTATCAGCTCGTGCCTGATGCCATTGGGTGACTACGTCGGATCCATCGGCATGCAGCGCCCACTGGCCGATTTCAGTCGTCAGGAAGTGTTGACTCTCATTGAGGTGGTGGTCACGGCGTTTCAGGCACACATGCTGGCCGAGCACGAACGTATGGCTGCCAGAGACCGTGCATTTCTGGAGCAGCGCCTGGCGCGTCAGCAGCAATTGCCATCCACCGGGAGGGTTGCTTGATGCTGGACTTTAACCACCGACCCAAGTTGGACGAGCAGATCAGCGCGCTGGTCGACGCCGCATTGATCAAAGCACGGGACAAGGAAATACCGCGCAACTACTTGGGTGCCTCTCGGCTTGGGGTCAACTGTGAGCGCGCATTGCAATACGAGTACACCCATACGCCAGTTGACATTGGCCGTGACTTTTCTGGTCGCCTGTTGCGCGTGTTTGAAGTTGGTCACAAGCTCGAAGACATGGTTGTGCGCTGGTTGCGTTTGGCTGGATTTGATCTGTACACACACAACGCTCAAGGGGGTCAGTTCGGATTTTCTGTAGCCGGTGGCCGCATCGCAGGCCATGTGGATGGCATTCTGAATGATGGCCCGGCCGAATTGGACTTGTCCTACCCGGCAATCTGGGAGTGCAAGACCATGAATGACAAGTCTTGGCGTGACACGGTCAAACAGGGGGTTGCCAAGTCAAAGCCAGTGTATGCGGCACAAGTGGCGGTGTATCAGGCCTACATGGAGGCCAGCGTGCCAGGCGTTTCTGATAACCCGGCACTGTTTACTGCAATCAACAAAAACACCCAGGAAATCTGGTTTGAGTTGTTGCCTTTCGATGGTGGATTGGCGCAGCGCATGTCAGACCGTGCAGTCAAGGTGATTTCCGCCACTGAGGCTGGTGAGCAGTTGCCGCGCCACACCACGACACCAACCCACCAGGAATGCAAATTCTGCTCCTGGCAAGACCGGTGCTGGAGCGTTGCATGACGGTGGAAACCCTCGATTGGATGGATTTCAACGATGCGCCACAGCAGCGTGCCGATTTGGGGGAGGATATTCAGGCTTTACGTTCTGGCCTGTTGGATCGATTGGAAGCGGTATTGCATTACCTCTTTCCAGCCGGTCAGATCAAGGGCAATAAATTCTATGTCGGCGATATTGACGGCACACCGGGCAAAAGCCTGGTGGTGGAACTCGAGGGCGCGCGCCGCGGCTTGTGGAAGGACTTTTCCAACGACGATGGCGGTGATCTGATCGACATATGGGCCATGTCACGCGGTCTATCGGTGCGGCATGATTTTGTGCAGGTGCTTCAGGAAATCAGCCAGTGGCTCGGCTTTGCGCCACCTGTCACGCGACCAATACAGCGTGAAGCGCGCAGCGCCACCACAGACGAACTTGGGCCGTACACCGCGAAGTGGGATTACCTGTCCATTCAAGGTGCGCTGATTGCCTGCGTCTACCGCTACGACCCACCCTCAGGCAAGGAATTCCGACCTTGGGACGTTGGCAGCCGGATGTGGCGCGCGCCTGATCCCAGGCCATTGTTCAATCTACCCGCTGTGGCGACTTCCCCTCGGGTCGTTTTGGTTGAAGGCGAGAAATGCGCCAGCGCGTTGATTGCGCTGGGTGTGGTGGCTACCACCGCCATGAACGGTGCCAAGGCCCCCATCGACAAGACCGACTGGAGCCCACTCAAGGGCAAAGACATCGTCATCTGGCCAGATCGTGATTCTCCTGGCTGGGATTACGCCAAAAGCGCCGCCCGAGCCTGCGTGCGTGCTGGCTGTGGGTCGGTATGCATCGTTGTGCCGCCCGAAGTCAAACCAGAAAAATGGGATGCTGCCGACGCAGTGGACGAAGGCTTCGATTGCATAACTTTCATTGCCGAGGGTGACAGGCAAGTGATCAAGGCAGCAGCTTCGGTCTTGCCCAGCTTCTCGCTGGGTCAGCTCCTCGACGACGATTCGCCCCTGCCACCTGACATCATCGGCCCACGAGTGCTGACACCAGGCAGTCTGCTGGTGTTTGGCGGCGCTCCCAAGGTGGGTAAAAGTGATTTCTTGTTGGCATGGCTGGCGCACATGGCCGCCGGTGCCACTTTTCTGGGAATGCGCCCGTCACGACCGTTGCGTATTTTTTACTTGCAGGCAGAGGTGCAGTATTACTACCTGCGCGAACGTGTCAAGGCCATCATGTTGCCATCTCATCGCATCATGGATGCGCGCGAAAACCTGTTTTCCACACCGCAGGTTCACACAATTCTTAACGATGACGGTGTGGCGCAGGTGATTGCCGCCATTGCGCAGGCATTTCCGGCCGAACCACCCGACATCATTGCCATCGACCCGCTGCGCAATGTGTTTGACGGCGGAGAGGGCTCACCCGGTGAAAACGACAACGCCGCCATGCTCTTCTTTTTAAAGCAAAGAGTTGAGCGCATTTTGTACACCGTCAATCCGAACGCTGGCGTGATCCTGGTGCACCACACCAAAAAGATGGGTAAAAAGCAGTTTGAAGAAGACCCATTTCAGGCATTGGCTGGCGCAGGCAGTCTGCGTGGCTATTACTCCTCCGGCATGGTGTTGGCTCGCCCGGACGAATCCAGCAGCGTGCGAGAGCTATTTTTTGAGTTGCGAAACGGCCCGGCAATCCAGACGAAGCACGTCGACAAGATCCATGGTGAGTGGCGTGAAGTGGATTCCAACCAACGACTGGTGTTGCAAGAGCATGGTGCAAAGCTCGATGCTGAGCGTAGACGCAAGCACGACACCATCTTGCAAATCTTGTTTGATGAGGCAGGACGCGGGCGTTGCTACACGGCCAATCAGTTTGCCGACAGTTTTGAAGGTAAAGCGGGTCTCGGTGCCAGCCGAACCATCAACGAGCGCTTGGCCGTCCTGGCCAGCAAGGGCTACGTGAAATTCTGCAAAGACCACGCACCCTACGGATTGCCGTCAGTCGGGCGTAGCAAATTTGGCTATCTCTGTGTCGAGGACATGCTTCTGACGCGTGCCATTGGCCCACCCGATGAGGTGACCGGAGAGGTTCGCACCGACTCACTGCGGGTCTATCCGACCCACTACAAGTGCCCTCAAACCGGCGCACTGCTACCCGTTGAAAACCCCGACATTTGGATCTATCAAGAGGAAATTTCATGAAAATTAGCCCAAAAATCCGTCCGCAATCTGGACTTTTTTTCCGCAATCTGAACCCAGATTGCTGCAATCTGCAATCTGTCCGCAAACTTAGTTCGTTGATTTATATAGGTTTTTCGGCAAAATCCAGATTGCGGATTCCAGATTGCGGCGAGTCCCCGCAATCTGGAATTCACCCATATAAATCAACAACTTACAAAAAGTTCCAGATTGCGGGGAACCCCTTCTCCCTACGGGAGAGAGGTAAACCCCGCTTACGCGGGATTACCTCTTGTGTTTTTTTGTTCATGATGGGTGGCAGTGGAGGAGCGGTATGAACACAACCGTCCTGGCCCTTGACCTGGGCACGACCACTGGCTGGGCACTTAAGACGCGTGACGGTCAGATTGCCCACGGCTTTGTCAGCTTCAAAACCCAACGCTTCGAAGGCGGCGGCATGCGCTACCTGCGCTTCAAACGTTGGCTCTCAGAAGTCCCGGCTTTGGCTGACGAAATCCACTCGGTGTACTTTGAGGAGGTACGCCGACACGCAGGAGTCGATGCCGCCCACGTCTACGGCGGCTTGCTGGCAACGCTGACCACTTGGTGCGAGCACCGCAACGTGCCGTACCAAGGTGTCCCAGTGGGCACGATCAAGAAGCACGCTACCGGCAAGGGCAATGCAGGCAAGGCCGAAGTCATTGCTGCCATGCGTACCCTTGGTCATCCTGTCACCGACGACAACGAAGCCGATGCCCTGGCCATCCTGCACTGGGCGATGGATACCGAAGGAGGCGTGAAGTGAAAATTCCCACACACCACTACCAATGCCCCCTTGGTCGCTTGCAGCCAACCGTCACAGACCTGGACAGCGTCAAGCAACGCGGGTGGCGTGATCAGAACATCCTGGTGGTCAACGCCGAGGACAAGCGGCTCGACTACCTCGAGCGCGAACTGGTGCGACGCATCGGCGAGCGTCTGTACGGCACACCAAGGACTCGTCATGGCTGAGCGCACCACACCATGGACACCCGATGACGTGGCCAACCGCTTCGAGGACGCGGCAGTCACTGCAAGGCGACTACCTTCGGCCAATGTGCAGGGGTACTTCAACGCGTGGCCAACCATCGTGCGCTGCCAGTGGGAGATGCTGGCAACCGACGAGCGTGTGGTCTGTCGCTTCCCTCCATCGCCCAAGGACGTGGAGCAGATGCTTGAGGTCATGCTCTGGGTGCAGTGGCTCGAGGTCGAGCAGCGTCACCTGGTCTGGATGCGTGCCAAGCGGTATGGCTGGCGTGAGATCAGCATTCGCTTTGCATGCTGCACGAAGACCGCTCAACGGCACTGGCAACAAGCACTGCAACTCATGGTCGATCACCTGAACGAGTCTTCATTGACGAGGCAAGATGCCAGACGTTAAGTGGGTGTTCGGACAGTTGCAAACGCCTGCAGGAAGGTGCCAAAACGGCGCCGGAGTGAGGTGTCTCAAAGCAGGTCAATTTAGACTACATTTACGGCTATGGATGGAGAAAACCGCTGGTGATCAGTTGGAATTTAGCCACTGAGCCCCAGGTAAAAGGGGTCCTTCTTTCAGAAAATCCTATGCGGGGGGCAACAGCGCAAGACCCGCCCACCGACAGAATGCAAACCAAGGTTTGCGGCAGTTTGCACCAGCCG